CGCGCCGGGTTGTCTTTTTCCGGCGTGGTGGGACCCAGAGTGGGAACATGAGGCATGCAACCAACTATCGGGCGGATCGTTCATTTCGAGAGCGAGAGGGGGCCACAGGCCGCGATCGTCACCGCGGTGAACGAGGATGGGACGGTTGATGTGACCGTCTTCAGCGGTGGCCAGCGCAACCAGTGCGGGAGCCACATGGAGACGCACGTGAGCGGCGGAGGTCCCGACTGCGACACGCCGACGCCCGGCTGCTGGAACTGGCCGCCGCGTGATCCGGTGCCGATTTTCACGCACAAGCCGTTTCCATTCCCGGCGATTGAGTTTGACAGCCCCATGACGCGGGGAGAACTCGGCGTCGGCTATAAGAGTGTCGATCAGGCTCCAGATCCCACAGCGCTCGCTGAGCATCTCGCGAAAGATCCTCCTCCGGACGAACCGAAGGCCATCGCGCTCCCGATCCCCGAGTACGATCAGACCTAACCTTTTTTCAGTTCGCCCCGGATGATCTCGGGGAGCTTCAGCACCGTGCGCAGCGCCGCCACCGCGCCTTGCGCGGTTCGTATCTCCGCTTCGGCGTTGCCGCGTTCGCAGCGGTCGCGCTCGCGTTCGAGCATCAGCGTGACGCGCAAGCGAATCTGGAGCCACGCGGGGTTCTGCAGCAGCGCGTCGAGGTCGCTCTCGTCGCAGCTCGCCGGTAGGCGCAACGGGTCGGGGCGGATCATGCTTTGATTCCGTAGAACATCTCGCAGAGCGTGTATTCGAGCCGCCTGCGCGTTACAAGGCCCGGCTCAACCGCGCCGTGCCGGTCGGTGGTGTGCACCCGTTGAAGAATTTCCGAGTGGTCGGCCATCGCCCGCAGCATGGCAGCCTGACCGCAGTTGAAGCCGAATGAGACGAGCGCCGCCGCGAGTCCAATCGGCCACGTTATAACCAGATCCAATAATGGCTTGGCGTTCCGCGCGAAGTCCGCCACCGCTTGCGTATGTGTGATCGTTCCCGCGAGGCCGGGAACCACTCCATGCGTATTGCCGATCCCGTTGGTCCACACGCCGCCGCCGTCCTGGTACGGCGTCAGTCTTTCCCCTTCAAACACGGCGACGAGAGCCGCCGCAACATCGGTAATGGTCGGTATCAAATCTGCACCCTCGGCGGATTAAACACGGCGGGCGGCGCCGCAATGGAGTTGCCCGGCGGCATCACCGGCGTATTGCCGAAGATCCCCGGAGGCAGCATCACGCCGCCCGGCCCCGGAGGGCCGCCAGGCGCGCCCGGCTGCTGGCCGCCCATTCCCGGCTGTCCCTGCTGTAGCGCGCCCAGCGCGCCCATCTTCTGCACCGTCTGCGCGATGTTCTCGGCAATGGCCTGCATGACCTTCTTGTGTTGCAACTGGTTCAACTGTTCGAGGTAGTGGCCCTTCATCTCGTCAATACACTGCTGATCGACGGTGCCCGGCTCTTCCTTGTTGTCGGCGTGCGCCTGGTTCAGGTCCTTCTGGTGCCGCTGCAAGTGCAGCTCGTCGTTATCCTGCGGGTTGACGTGGATCTCGTCGCCCTGCAGGCAGCGGGTCCACTCCTCCTTCGGATCGATGGGCATGTCCGGCTCGGGCGGCTCGGGCACGATGTCCGCGAAATTGGGATCCCCGAGCGCCTTGTGCGCGTCCGCCGTCACGCGCCAGAGCGCTTGCGGGTTGTGCATCACGAGCGGGTTTTGCAGGTCGAGCTGGTAGCGCGCGAGCGTGAGCTGCTTGGCGTTTTCGCGGGAATGCAGGTTGTCGGCGAACTTGATCCGGAAATCGTAGGACGCTTCGCGGTCCTCGTCGGTCAGTTCCGCGCCGCCGCCCTTCACCGGGAACAGGCCGCCCGCATCGTCCTCGGTCACACGGAAGAACGTCGATGGCGGAGAAAACATGCGTTCCAGATCCCAGAAGTGGCCGAGGACGACCGCCATGTCTTCTTGCAGCACTTTGGTGTCCAGCGCGATTCTGACGTTGCCCTCTTCGAGCAGCGAATCGGTTTGCCGGGCCGTGCGCGGCGCGTTCGGCCGGTCCGACTGCCGGCCCATGCTCATATCGGTCTGGCCGGTCAGCCGCTCGCCGTAGGCGAGAAGGCGCTGCTCGGTCTGCTGCGTGAATGCGAGGTCCGCCTCGAAGCGCTCGACGCGCACGTCCGTCGCGGGATTGTCGCAGGGAATTGCCGTGCGCGGTTCGAGGCGAAGCGTCTTCGGGTCCACGCCAGACGCCGGCCGATAAAAGACCACCGGCCCGACGCTGACTTCGCCGGCATTCTGTCCAGTGTTGTAATTTGTTCGAAGCTCATCCTCCAGATCGATGAGCATCTCCGCCATCCCAGGAGACCAGTAGGACCCGTCCTTGAGCATCGACGATTCGACGAACGGCCGGCGGTGCCTTTTGTTCGGGTACAGGTCTGCAAGGTCTTGGGCCCCCACCACTTTGAACATGTCCCAGATGACGCTGATTTTTAGATCGCACTGGTGCAGCTCGCGGCGCGTGACGTCTTTCTCGTCGGCGTCCTCGTCCTGGTTTTTGAGCATGCGCCACTTGCCGTACCACTCGATTACCATCAGGGTCTCGTCGGAAGACTGCGGCCGCGTGTAGCTCAGCCCCTCCGAATCGTCCTGTTCGAGCTTCACCTGCTCGCCCTCGGGCTCGCGGTTCTCGCCGCGCCAGCTCGTGTTCACGATGTTCTGGAAGTCGTCGGCGATCCCGAAACAGCGGCCCTCCTCCTCCGCCTGCAGCAGGTCCTCCGGTGTGCAGCGCACGCGGCGGCAGACGAAGCTGAAGTCGTGAATGGTTTTGACCTCCTCGACCGGGCATATGATGTCGTCGGGGTACTGCGGCTCAAAGCCCGGCCCCTCATACGCCACCACTTCCTTCTTGCCCGCCATGTAGGTTTCGCGCACCCACGGCGCGTAGGCGTGCGCTCGGCCGAAGACCAGCTTGCGCAGGATGAACACGCAGAAATCGTTCAGCGCCTTCATCGAATTGAAGACGCGCCAGGTCATGTAGAGCCCGACCTTCTTGTCTTTCCGGTAGTCGGACGCGCCCACCGGATCCGCAATCACTTCGGCCTCGTCACCGAACAGCGAATCCATTTCCTTCGAGAGAGCGGTGAGCACGTTCCAGCGGATGTAAGGCAGCGGAAAATTCGAGAGGCGCTCCTCCCCCACGGCCGGCATGTCGGTTTTCGCGCGCCACCGGCGCATGAACTCCTGGTTCTTCACCATGCGCTGGTTGTGGTCTGAAATCGCGGAATAATAATCCTGCCGGATGCGGCTCGCGAGGCGCGCCGTTTCCGCGGTCGATAGGTCGAGGCGTAGGCGGCTCTCTTTCTTCATGCCGCCGCCCTCTCGCGGAGGCGCTGGAGCCCGCGGCATTTCGTCAGGCGGAACTGCGTTTCGGTGAGGCGCATGCGGGCTATGATCGAGTCTTTCCGCTCGCCCTCCAGGTAGAAGCTGGCAATGATTTCACGCTCGCGCGCCGGAGTGCTGTTCATGAGGCGCTCGGCGTGGGCCATCTGCCCGTCGTGAATCACCCGCGCTTCCGGGTTCAGCTTCGGGTCGGGCGGCGGAGCGACGAGGTCGATGCTCACCACGTGCGTGCGGTCGAACACGAGCGCCGCGATCCGCACGGCCATGCGGCGGCGCAGAATCGTTCGCCCGTAGCCGAGCAGCCGGTCGGTCTGCTCGATCCGGCCCTCCCGGACGGCTGCGAGCAGCAGGATGAAGGTGTCGTGGAAGGTGTCTTCCCAATCGGGGATGCGCTCTCGTCTCGCGTAAGACCCCAGCGCTTGCCGGGCGATCCCGTAGAGTTCGGTTTCGGCCTCGGGTTCACCCGAGCGGATGCGCGCGGCGAGAGGACCCAGATCGATCCAGGGGTTGGCGGGTGCGGTTATTTGTGAGGGGCTCAGAATCGTCGCTCTCTTCTACCCGGTTGTTCGACTCTCCCGCCGTACTTTGTCACCTGCGGCAGTCCCCCGAAGGGTCCGCGCGGCTGCACAATCACGGGCCGCGACATCTTAAGAATCACCACGCAGGCGAGCGCGAGCGAGATGACCAGGTCGTCATGGCACCCCGACTGGTGCTCCGCCTTGCCCGTCTTCTTGATGACGAAGGTGAGCAGCTCCTGCTGCGTCATCGGATCGTGGATGCCCAGCGCGTCCTGGCGGATCAGCTCATCGAGGAGTGAGATCAGCACCGGGCGCGAGAAGCCGCTCGTGTCCCAGCCGAGCTTGTCCGACCGCACCTGCGGGTCCTGGTCCGGCGCCACCGGCCGGTGGTAGAGCAGGGAACGCGGGTAGTCCGCGTTGAGGATGGCCTCCAGCATCGAGACGCCGCCGCCGCCCGGGTTGATCTCGCCGCAGATCTGCGCCATGTTGTAGAACTTGCCCAGCGCCGCCACGTAGCGGCCCGTCTCGCCCGGCATCATGCGCGCATGGAGGACGGCGCACTGCTCGCCCGTGTCGCGGTCGAGGACCTGGCAGGCGCTGTAATCCGGATTCGCCTCGCCGTCGCCCTCGGTCACGTCGATCCCCTGCGCGCAATCGGCTCCCGCCGCGTAGAGACGCCCCTTCACGGGCTTGCGCCAGATGCGCAGCGCTCCCTTTTCGCCCGGCAGGAACACGAGCCGCTTTTCGATCCCCACCTGTTCGAGCTGTAGCTCGCCCACCACGGGCTGCCGCTGGATGGGCATGCGCTGCACGTGCGGAATCGAGAAGCGGTTGCGCGACGCCGCGGTGAACGCGTCCTCGGGCGTCATGGGATGCTCGCGCCGGAAGCGCTGCGCGTCGCCGTTGAAATCGTTGGCTAGGGTGTACCGTCTCCAGCGGAGCTGCTCGAAGCTGAGCCCGTACTGCTGCTTCATCTCGCGCTCTTCGGCCGAGAGCGAATTGCCGAAGCGCTCGGTCGAGATGTCGAGCGGCATCTTATTCGAGGGGTGTTCCTGCCAGCCCATGAACACGCCCAGCCATTCGGAGTCGCTCGACGGGTCCTGGGAGGCCTGCCACATGGCGTGGAAGTCGTCGCCGATGGTTTTGGCGGTGCCTTCGACAATGGCCGCGGTGTCGGGCAGCTTCGGCACGGCGCTCATGACGGCGGCGAGGATCGCGCCCGGCTTCAGATAATAAGGGAACTCCGAGAAGTGGACGTTCGTGATCCGGAATGAGCGCCCAAAGTTGATGGCGCCGGCGGTGTGGATCTGGATGAAACTCGACTCCGGCTCGCCGCCGTACTCGTAGTTGATCCGGTCGGAGAGCGGCCGCGACTTCGGCAGCAGGATCACGTCCGCGAAGGGCTTGTAGCGATCGTGGAAGCGTTTGTAGGTCCGGAAGATGTTTTCGACCGAGACGCTGTCGTGAGCCAGCACCACGGTGTGCACGCCCGCGTTGAACGCGGTGTGGTGAAAGAACTCGGCGGCGGTGCCCGTCGTCGCCTGGATCCGGCGCGACTTCAGGTAGAGGATGCGCACCGGGCGCCCGTCCTCGCGCTGCTTGGCGATGGCTTCGTGCAGACGGATCTGGCCCGGCCCCATCACCATCGGGACCAGTTCTTTGGCTTCCGTCTCGACGGTCAGCGACTCGCGGCAGAAGCGCGCGTGATCGGTGAAGCCGTCGTAGATCTCGCTTTGGGCGGGGAGCTTAAAGGACGCCACGGATGCCCACGCGGTTGAGCGACACGCGCATCTTCGCGTGGCCCCGCTGGGCCTCGCGCCACGCCCAGCTGAGCGAGCGGTCGCGTGACGACCCGATCGCGCGGTAGCCCAGATCGTGCAGCGCGTGACCGATCACGGCGTGCCGTTCGTCTTCGGTCAGGTCTTCGGTGGCTCTCTCCAGGTGGCGGCGGACCTGGCGGCGCTGGACGTCGCGCTCCGCGTTTGCGTCGCATGAGGGGTGCGGGTTGAATCGTTCGCTAGCGGAGGGGTCGCCTTGGCCGCCGCCGTCTCTCCTCGGGAGTTCCTCGTGGAGTTCGTAACTGTAGTTTTTTCTGCGGAAGGCATCGTAGATCGCGCCGAGGATGCGCATCGAAGCGAAGGTCCGGAACGTGCCGCGCTCCGGCTCGTAGCGCTCGGCGGCCTGCAGGAGCCCGATCCGGCCCGTCTGCACCAGATCGTCGCGGTCCAGCCACCGCGGGAGCCGCCGCGCCGCGACGTCGGCCAATATCTCCACCAGGCCCAGGTGTTCGATCACCAGCTCCTCCGGCGTCAAGCTTTCACGACCGTTGTCCGTCTGTACATCACCACAAACTCCTCCCAGGTCAATCCCGCCGCGCCAGACGCCTGAGCGTCTACCGAGCGATCGCGATACTCGGGCAGAAAGCCCTTGATCAAAAACCGCAGCATTTCGTTGTCGTATTTGCGAATGGCGAGCGGCCGCTTCGACCGCGTGATCTCGCCGGTCTCCGGATCCACCAACTCCCGGTAAGTCAGCTCGCCTTTGTAGATCACCGGTTCGAGGTAGCCCGAGTGCGCGCGCCTGACGGCCTCGTCGACCAGCGCGCCTCCCGCATCCTTGCGCGCCTGGTCAAACCAGCGCGGGTAATCCGCGTCCTCGCGCAGCCAGCGGTAGTGCAGCGCCCGGTCGATCTCCGTCGCCTTGGCCGCCCGCGTCACGCTCGCCGTCAGGCAGTAAGCGGCGAGGAACGCTTGTTGTTTCGGCAGTCCTTTACGCTTCTTCACTGGCTTCCGCATCCACTTCGCACACGATATAAACCGGCCAACTCATCGCCTCCAGCAGACCAATCAGCTCCCGCGTCCGCGCCTCGGGCGGCGTCCTGTCGAGGAACTCGCCTGGCGTCCGGAGTATCACGCCGGTCCGGACGGTCACGCCGTCGCGGTCCTGCGGTGCGGCTCGGAAAGCCGCAGTTCGATCGCGTCCACGCGGCCGAGCAGGCTGGAATGTTTTTCCTCCATGCGCGCGAGTTGCACCGTCAGGATGGAGATCACGCCTTTCAATTCGTCGAGCTTCGACACCAGCGCGGTGATGCCGGTGGCCATCTGTTTGTCCACCGTCGAGCGGACAAAATAGCCCATGGCGCCGGCGATCAAACCGACCCACGCGGGAGTGAAGTATTCTTCCACCGTCACTTCTTGGCCTTCTCTGTTTGGGCTTTTTCCATCACCTTCAGCGTCCGGAAACCGGTGCGGGCGCTCGTGACCACATCCAGTGCAACGTTGGGGGCGACGTTGGCTTCGAGGGCCTTCAGGGAGATCGAGGCGATCCCGGCGAACACTTTCGCGCCGATGGCTTTCACCAGCGCCGGAATGTCTACTGAGCGTTCCATTCCGCGTTCCCCGACGGCCACGACGTAGCGTGCGCCTTCGGCGAGGAAGTTCTTATCCGCGGCCTGGAACAGGTACTCGGCGCGCAGCGCCTTGCGGAGCGCTTCGACGCGGGCGATTTTGGCGGCGAACGGGGAGAGCTCTTTGTCGAGGTCTCCCAGTTCGTCGACGATGGCGGGGATCGGATCGGGCTTCGGAACGGATTTTTCGCGGGAGGCAGTCATAAACCTGTTGTTCGCCCGCGCGGGTTGTTCTATTTCGTACCTATGAGTTTGGACCCATTTTGGAGACGCCGCAAGT